GCACCCGCTGCACCCGGGAGCACCGGCGACACGGGCGGCTGTTGTTGGGCCAGACTGGGAGCGACGCCGAGGCCGAGCAGGAGCAGGCAACCCAGCAGGACCCATTGGCATGTGGAACGGGGCACGGCAGGCCCTCCTAGCCGTAGCGTTACAGCGCCCTGGCGCATCGGACGTTAAACAGGAGCACCGGCCGCTGAAAGTCATCGGTGCGGAGCCAGTACGGGCTCTGCAGCGCCTGGAGCCACAGATAAAACGTGCCACTTAAGCTCGCATTCTGCACGCCGTCGAGCACGTTCCAGGCGGCCTGTGCTGCCGCCCGCGCGGCCGGATAGCCATACGGCGCCCCACGCGTGGCGACTTGCACCACGGGCTGCTCGTAGCGCGCCACCGGCACGTCATGGCTGCGCACGGGCGGCAACCCTGGCACTTCGATGAGCGCGAGGACGGGTGCCGTATTCTCGAGCGTATCGAGCGGAAAACTCCCCTTAAAGAGCGTATTCCCCACAGCGCCGACGCCGTGACTCTGGAGAAACGCCCCTAACTCGTCCAGCAGTGCCATGCTACTCGTCCTTCACGCTGCGGTAGACATGCGTTTCCGTCACGGCCAGGTCGGGTTGAATGAGCCCGTCGCGCACGTAAAAGGTCAGCGTCACGTCGCCGTGCATGCCCTTGCGGAGCAGTTTGCGCCACTGTTCCTCCAGCAGTTGGAGAATGGTACGCCGCTGCTGGACATTAAAGGGCCGCTCATAGAGGACGGCCTGGCGAGCGTCGGCTAGCTCGGGCAGCGGATTGCCGTAGCCATCGTGGCGCATAAACTGGGGCATCGCTAGCCTCGCAGGGCTGGACCAATAATGGCGCTGAACCTGGCCGCCATCCCGCCCGTTGCGGCAAAAAACGGCGCTGAGAGATAATGTGCCTGACCGCCGTTGGGATGGTTAAGCGTGGTGTCTTCATGAATCCGGATGGCATACGGGGCTAACCCGTGGCCGCCCGATCGAATGACCATCTCCAGCACGGCCCCCTGCTCAACGGGGCCTTCCGTCATGCCCGTACTGACCAGCAAGCCCGTATCAATAGGCGTCAGGAAGCGGCTTTCCTCCAGAATGCGGTCCGCCTCGGTCATGAGGGCCTGCGCCGCCCCATCACGGGCCTGGGGCAGGAGCCGCTGCCAGGATTGGCGGAGGGCCTCGATGCCTTCAAGCTCAATGGTGATCATATCGTGAGCTCCCAATGATCGGGCGTGCCTTGCGGCGTCTTCCACAAATCGAGCCGCTCGATCGCCGGGCTCGACCCATCTTCGAGCGTCAGCTTATCGCGGATGCCCAGCGTCACCGTGCCATCAAAGAACAGGAGCGCTCGGCTCACGCGTTCTTGCCCCTGCGCGTTGGTAAAAACCTGCGTGCGGTACTCCACCCGGCAGGGCGCGGCGACAGGCGTACCATACGTCGGCGTGCCATAGCCGTCCTGGCCCGTATAGGGGGCAATCTGTACCGTATCCGTTAAGAAGGCCACAAGCGCCGCGTGCATACTCACCTCAGCTGCGTAGCATCGGAGAGCAGAAATAAAATAAACGTATTTCTGCTCTCCTTCGCCTACGTCCGCAGAATCGGTATGTTGATCATCCCCGCCATTACGCCATAGCCTTTCAGTAACGCCCGCACCTCGCTCGGTACGCTGGTGACGGGAGACGTTGCCGCTACGGCGTTAGTCGTATCCTGGTACGTGATGGTCGTCGCGCCGATCTTCGTCGACTTGATCCCCGCCTGCTGACTGCCGCCGTTCGGCTGGCTCAGCGTCGTATCGCCCAGGAGCGCCAGCGCATAGACCGCCGTCGCTTGTTCCACCGCAACAGGAATGAGGAGCGGATCGAGCGGACGCCCGTAGCGGTCCACTTGCCCCGTTTGCGGCCAGGCCAAGGCCTGCGTCGGCGTCGTCGGCGTGCCGTACCAGTGCACGAGGCTATCGAGCAGGCTGGTGGCCCACATCAGCGCCGGGGCCGCGTCGCCACTGACCAGCGCATCATCCCAGGCGTCGTGATACGGACGCTGCTGGAGGTACAGACTCGCGGCTGCGAGCGTGGTATAGCTGTTACTGGCACTCCCTCCCGGCGTCGCATCGAGCGCCATTGCCGGGCCTATTCACTGCGCCGCGAGGCGGGCGGATTCGCCGGGGCATGCGCCGCGCTACTCGCCGCTGGCTGACTGCGGGCGCCACTCCGCGCACTAGGCGAGGTAGCCGGTGTTGGCGCCATCACGACGACCTGCGCGCCTTCCGGCACCCCCGCCATGAGCTCCGCCTGCTCATTCGCCTTGGCCCGGGCTTCCTCGCGCTCCTCCTCGGTCTGGAGCTCGGGATGCGTGGCGCCCTGGCCCGTACGAAAGCGGCTCATCGCCGACGCCCGCGCCTCGGGCTCGACCTCCTTGCCGCCTGGCGGGGCAGGGGTGTAATCGCCCAGGCGGATGGCTTCATTAGCATCGACGGTGTGCATGTAGCAGGGGGCACCACCGTCTTTCTCGTACACGAGGACTGGATTTTGAGGCATTTTGTACTAATCCTCCATGAATAGATAGCGCAAAATCAATAGTTTGTGCTATAATTCTCTATTGCCAGGTGCGCCTGATCAGCGCCTCGTCTTGTATGCCTTGTTCATGCAAGAGCCTGGTACCATACCTTTTGACCGAACAAGGAGGTCATTCGATGGGTAAGCCACGCTCGCCACGCTATACGCTGATTTGCGCCTATCTTCCGTGTCGCCAACCCTTTACCGTCATTCAATCCCAACGAGATCGCGCCAAATATTGCTCGAAACTGTGTCATAACCGGGCGAATGCCGAAGCGAAACATCTCCACGCCCACGCGATACGTCCGGTGCGGGTATGTGCCTATGAACCGTGTGGCAAAACATTTACCGTCAAACCTTCTGACCTGATACCGGAAGGCGGGGGGACGTATTGCTCCAGAGCCTGTACGAGTAGAGCCGGTATTCCCCTCAGAACACGACCACTTGCCGAGCGATTCTGGGAAAAAGTGTTGATCGCTGGCCCGGATGAGTGCTGGCTGTGGCAAGCAGGCACCTTTGGCAATGGCTACGGTAAAATCTGGGTCCCAGAACGTGACATGACCGTAGGGGCACATGTCGTCCGTTGGTTCTTGGAACATGGCGTCTGGCCCCAGTCCGGTATCAATATTTGCCATAGCTGTGATACACCCCCCTGCGTCAATCTCCGCCACCTCTGGAATGGCACGCAACAAAAGAATCTCTTGGATGCCAATACCAAAGGTCGTATGCACCCATGGGGACATACGAACATACAGTCATGGGGCGATAATAGAACATAATAAATTAGACAAAAGTGTACACGTCACCCACGTCTACTGCCAGGCCCGCATTGTTGCTGGCCTTCGTGATGTACGACCCCACGACCGCGCCGGGCGTGGTGCCACCGATCACATAGTTGACACGGACAAACTTACTATCATTATCAAACCATTGGGCCTGCGCACCGTTAATCGCGACATGGAGCTTCCCAGCCGCAACGGCGGGCGGCCACGTGATACTCGCTATAGTTGTATACGTCCCACCAACGAGATCACTCACCTGGAGGTTGAAGGTATAGGTGCCTGTGGCGACCACCGCCGACAAATAGATCACCCAGTCACAAGTCGGAAAGTCCCTTGGATAGAGCAACACGCCGGTGCCGCTCCCGTTGGCGGCCAGAGCGGCGCCAGGCGTCAGGAGAGAAAGCGCAGCATCATACACGGCTGTGGTCACTATATTTCTCCTTTAGTTTCAAAGGCATATGCTGTATACTCTGGAGGTTAGGTGGAGTGGCCAGCTCCCGATCAAAAGCCTTGTGTGCCTATCCACGCGAGGGCCTAACACCTCCCTCACGGGGCCACGAGGAGCGCTATCAGCTCTCGCATACGGCATCAGCAGAAGCCTCTTAGTAACTAAACAAACTATACTACTACGGCTGCATCTTTTATGCCTCGTAGTCTCGCAACTGCTCTTCCATGAAATAGTGCAATAGAGGCAAACCACTCTACCCTCGTCCTAAAGACCGGCTTTGCTTCTAATTCTCCGAGGTCTCTGACATCTAAAGGGCCGTTTTGGATGCCAATCAAGGCCCCATCGCCCATACTCGCGACGTAAATACTCGTACTCGCGGCGGCGCCCCCGCCAGGATTGGCTTCCGTGAAGGGCAGGATATCGTTGCCAATATTATCCTCGCGGGCGATGAGAATGGGGATGCCGTTGTACGCCATCACACGCTGCCCGAACTGATTGGGCTCCCACGTGATGAAGCCGCCCACCGCCGTATTCCTCGCCGCCTGGGCTAACCGAAGCGCCATAGCATTGTTCATAATCAAATGCGTAGGGTCATCGACCTTGCTAATGAGCGTGTCGAGTTTGAACAGCGATAGCGCATCACCGCCCGACGTGGCTCCGGCATCGAGGAGTTGACTAGACCCAGGTGGTATACGTCTTTGTAAACCATCAAATTCTCGAGGGTCTGCACTACTGTCCCCCTTGATAAAGGCCAGCGTCCAGCGATGCGCGAGGGCCTTGACCTTCAGCCCCTCTTGCACACTCCGTTGGTTGGCGCCCATCGTCGTCGTGATAAACCTATCGACATCGAGATCGCCGCCCGCAATAACAAGACTCTCAGTAATAGGATTTAATACTCCGACCGATTCGGTATAGCCCTCGTTGACCCCTCTGAAGCCCACGCCAGGTAAAATGTCTTCGCGGTTATATTTCAAGGCATTGCCAGCGATGCCTTCAAACGGGAGCACGCGCAGGATGTCGCTATTACGAGCATACATCTCGATAATCGCGTTGCGTGCGACGTCACCGGAATTGAGCTTGGACGCTTCGACGATTGTCAGGGCCATAGGGATGTTTCCTCCGTACGGATGTCCCTACCCCTGCCGTAGCGCCCTGCCAGGAGGCTGGTCAAGGGAGGGTCTAGCGTTGTTGGGTCGCCTGCCACTCACGGAAGCGCGTCAGGCGTTCTGCCGGATTCGTGATACTGTTCCAATCAATGCCGCCCGCGCCATTAGCGCCATGACTCGCCGGGGCACCGCCCCCGGACGACGGCGGCCAGAGGTGCGAGGCCTGGCCGCTCGCTTTGAGCGTGCTGATCCACTCGCTCGGGTTGAGCGGATTGACCCCATCTTTGCTATAGACCGTGTCCTCACCCTTGCGGGCAATGACGTTGCCCTGCTCGTCCAGGTCGGTGAACACGGCCAAGCCGCGATGGACCGCATCATCAACCGCTTTCTCGTGGACACCGCTGTGCGTGACGGCATCTAAGAGGGCTGTTCTGATGCGGTCTTGGCGCCAGCGGCGATCCAGGTCGGCACTGGTGGCCTTCAAGTGCTCATTCTCTCGGCGTAGACTGGCTAGGTGGCGCTCGTGATCGTTTTTCATCGACTCGGTCCGCCGGGCGATCAAGACCTCGATGCCCTGCTTGTCGTACACGTCCGCATCGTCGAGGCCTTTGACGCGTTCCTGGAGCTTGCGATATTCCTCGGGATCAAAGCCCTCGTACTTGGTCTTAAAATCCACGAGCTGCTTTTCCGTGTCCCGGCGCAGCCTTCGTTCATCATTGAGGGCATTTTTCAGCCCGCTCACATCTTCCGCAGGCGGATCGAGTTGCAGCACCCAGCGCCCGTCTTTCTCGCCGTAGTGCTCCATGAGTCCACCCGGAATATCCGTCTGCACGTCATACGCTTGCTTGAGCGCCATACGCACCCTCTCGGTGTGTGTGGGGAGGCCGGCATCCCGCCAGCATGAATCAGCTTCTCTGCATCCCACAGAGGAGCACCAATAGCCCAAAACGACAAAACCGCCACCCTAGGATGGTTGGTCCTAGAATGGCGGTTGAGGTTCAGCGCCGCTGGGCTTCTCGCCCTCGGGCGAGAGCAAATTATGCGCTAAGAGTGTGGATAAGCTGTGGAAAAGTCAAGAACTATTTCGCGCGGGGGGCTGATCGAGCCAGATTCCGTCATGCTGCATCTCGTCCCGCGTCGGAAGCATCTGCAGCAGGACCTCGATCAGATACTCTTCGTGGCATAGGCACGCGGGCGCGAGCTCGCTATACGGCGACCGGGCTGCCAGCTCACACTGGGTCCGCGTCCACCGACTCCAGTCGACGCCCCGGGAGTGGGGGTCTTCCAGATACGCTTTGGCCTGGATGGCGAGGGTCTGGCGCCATCCGCGTAACGAGGCGATAAGTGCGGCCCGTTCCTGTGAGGTCATGGTTGCTCCTCGCGTTGTTCAAGGATGCGCACCCGCTGCTCTAGGTGGTCGAGTTGCTGCTGGAGCGGAGGACGGCGAGGCGGTGGGACGTGGCCGAGCATCAGCCCCACACTCACGATGATGAGGAGAAGGGCACCGCACCAGAAGCTCAGTTTGAGCCACCGCAGCATGTCCTCGTACGTCATGGGTGTTGCTCCAGGGCGCGCACGCGCTGCTCCAGGCTGTTGAGCTGGTGCTGGAGCGGGAAATATTCGGGCACCATGGCGGCCCGTTGCAGATCGCGGTAGGCGAGTCCCAGGATGACCCCGCACATGAAGATCGTGAAGAGCAAGAGGCCGACCCATAGCCCATCCTGCATGGGCGGGATCGCGTTCAGCACGCGGCGGGGCCAGGGGGCGGGGGACATCAAGCTTCCTCCTTATCCACTGTGCTGACTCCGCTCAATAAGGTAGCACGTGAGGAGCTGACGAAAGCCTGTGAGGTCTTCGCGGAGGGCATGCCCCAAGGGGGAGTACGCGAGTCCTGCATGTTCAAACCAGAATTGCCCCTCCGGGTGAAAGCGACGATATTGCTGCGGCGTAAGAGGCCCCTTCTGAGAATTACACCGCAAGCAACACGGAACGAGGGGGGTACTTACGTAATACTGCGGAAATGCATGGTCATAACAGAGCTTTCCTCGACCACGCTGATGCTTGGCTCCACAATACCAGCAATACTGGTGCAAAGCCTCGTAGGCATATACAGCACCCTTCGTCGCCCACCATCGCATCAAGATCGTTACTACCCCACGCTCAAGATTTCGACTCGTACACTGCTCCATCACCACGAGGAGCCCGTAGCGATCATCGCTTCCCCAGTCTGCCGATATCAGCTGCTCCATACGGGCCTTTCTTAGGATATATGCCCAGGCAGTAATTCCATATTTTTAGACACTATAGAGAACAGAAAATGCTCTTTCAAGGAAAATATTTTAAATAGTGTAATTCTATCTCTTGACATATTCATTGGTACGTGTATTATTGTCATTAATTAGTTCACTAGTGTATTTCCAAATAACGTGTGGCATGTACTGGCTCTGTGCTAATGCCGCACAAGGAGTAGCCGTATGGCAACGACAGCCGAAAGGTTCCAAGCCACCCCCTGTGAAACCATTACCGAGGCTTATATGCGTGCGGCAGAAGCTGCTGGCTCTGTCAATGGGAACCCTATTCCGGGGATTCTCTACCGTCAAGGAAGACGACGCTTTATTAGTACGAGCGTGTCGAATGATTTTCTGGTGTCCCTCATTCCCCCCAAGGCTGCCCTACCGAAAGGAAAAAAGGCCCAACCCTTTGACGTTGAGAATGAGCGTAATCGCCCTCTTGATGATGGGCATCGAGACGCAATCCGGGACTATTTGATTAATGTCGAGGAATATCTTCTGCCGCCCATCCTGCTCAATGCGACGCAGGCATTACAAGTCTTTCCGGTCAAGAGCCCCGGACGAGTACAGCCGTGCGTGTTTGTAATGCCGCGCGGGCAACACCTCTATGTGACCGACGGGCAGCATCGCGTGGAAGGCTTGCGGGCAGCACTGAAAGATCGCAAAGACCTCGAACAGGATGCGGTCTCCATCACCATTGTCGAGGAAGAGGATATTGGGCGCTGCCAGCAAGATTTTTATGATGCCGCGCAAGTCAAGAAACTGAGCCCTTCCCTCCTTGTAGAATTTGATCAGCGCGCACCCTTCAATGCGGTCACACGGATGTTGGTAAAAACCGTACGTGTTTTTCAAGGACGTGTGCAACGGGTGGGAACCCAGGTCGCCAAGAAGTCCCCTATGCTGTTTACCAACAGTATGATTAAACGTGCAGTCTGTTCTATTACCACCGGAAATCAAGATGGTACCGAAGCAGCCGCGCAGATCATTGGTGCCAATCTGCCCCTATGGCAAGAACGCATCCAGGCATTTTTTGAAGCGTTTACCAATGCGAATGAGGCCTGGAGTCTTGTCGCCGAGCGGACCCTGGAGACAGGGCAACCCCTTGACATTCCAAGGCATCGTGAAGACTACCTCCATTTTACCGGAGCAGGATTGCTGATTATGAGTGCCGTTGGCTATGAAATCTTCAACAAATATCCGACGCCCTCTGCGAACCTATCTCCTGAACAAGAGACGGCCATTCATCGACTAGGGCGTGACATTGATTGGCGTCGCATGAATCCCATGTGGCATCGCTCAGTTATCGGCAGTGAGGGCACGATCCAACCCCATCGGAGTGTACTCCAAATTGCGGTGTATGATGTCAAGCGCGAGATTGGTCTTCCGTTGGATGAACAAGACGAGAAAGACTTAGCGAAACTCGAGGACAATAAGCGCAAAAAAGCCGAAAAGCAGGCGGCGAAGCTCCAAGCCGCCGCACTCGACGGCGTGCCCGCCTAACGCAAGGATCGCCCTGGTACCCTCTATGAGTACCAGGGCATCTCAACACACATGGCCCTAACGAGAAAAGAGGAAGCACTATGCTGATCGAGCGTGAGCCACGCCTGGAGTGGATTGGATTAGATACCCTGA